CCTAAACCTAAAAATAAGGCTTTATACTCACGAGTTAAGGCAGAGGCTAAACGCAAGTATAAGGTTTGGCCTAGTGCTTATGCTTCTGGTTGGTTGACTAAAGAGTACAAAAAACGCGGTGGTACTTATGAGTAAGGCCAAGGGTGGGTTAACTAAGTGGTTTAAAGAAGATTGGGTAGACGTTAAGACAGGTAAAGAATGTGGGCGTAAGTCTGCTAGTAAAAGTAAACGTCCTTACCCTTCTTGTAGACCCAAAGCTGTAGCATCTAAGATGACAGCAGCAGAAAAGAAGTCTTCTGCAAAACGCAAGACAGGACCAAAGGCTATTAAACACGCAGTCACAGCTTCTGGTAAACGCAGGAAAACCACTAGAAAAGCTTGACATTCCTTAAAAAGTATGATATAATTAAACTATAGTTAACAACTTTAGAGAAACTAATGACAACTGAGCTTGAAACTTATTTTAACAACTACAACGAACTCTTCAATCACGAAGGTTTCAAACAACTCATCCAAGAGCTTTCTGCTAACGCACAACAACTGGCTGATATACAAAGTGTAAAAGACGTAGAAGATTTACATTATCGTAAAGGCCAAGTAGCTGCTTTTGCTACTATAATTAATTTACAGGGTACTATAGAAGCTGCCAGAGATCAAGCTGAGGCCGAAGAAGAAGGCCCTGTAGATGTATAAAATATACGACTTCCGTTGCACTAACGGTCACGTCTTTGAAGAATTTGTAACGTCAGGTACTACAACCAGTAGGTGCGGTTGTGGTGCTAACGCTACAAGAATGGTATCTGCCCCGTCTTTCCACCTTAACGGCTCCGATGGTTCATTCCCCGGAGCACATATTAAATGGACTAGGGAACACGAAAAAGCAGGTAGTAAATGATAACTCCATAATGATTATAATCACGGAGCTTAATAATGTCAAGAGCAACATTAGTTGACCCACAACCAGAAATGGAAAATGTGGATAATATAAACGAAGAAGTAAATGAGACTCAGTTTGAAGAAGAAGAAGTAACTGAACAACCTCAAGAGCAGTCTACCATTCCAGAGAAGTACCAAGGTAAGTCGATGGAAGAAATTGTACAGATGCACCAAGAAGCTGAAAAGCTTTTAGGTCGTCAGTCCGGTGAGGTAGGAGAACTTCGTAAAGTCGTAGATGACTACATTAGTCAAAGTATTACGACACAAGCACCTCAACAAACCGTTGAGCCTGAAGAGGATATAGATTACTTCACTGATCCACAAGGTGCTGTTAATCGTGCAATTGAGAATCATCCTAAGATTAGAGAAGCAGAAGAGTATACAGTACAGTATAAGCAACAAGCTGCGTTGGCCACTCTTAATACAAAACATCCAGATATGCAAGAGATTCTTGGTGATGCCAAGTTTGCAGAATGGATTAAAGCTTCAAAGATTAGGACTCAATTGTTTGTAGCTGCTGACCAACAGTATGATGCTGACGCAGCTGATGAACTTTTTACACTCTGGAAAGAGCGTAGGGCAGTTACTCAGCAAACCGCCGTTGTTGAAAAACAGGCACGTAAGCAACAACTTAAGTCTGCAAACACAGGTAATGCACGAGGCAGTAACGAAACGACTAGGAAGAAGATATATCGTCGGGCCGATATTATTAAACTTATGAGAACTGACCCCGACCGTTATACAGCATTAGCCGATGAGATCATGGCAGCGTATGCGGAGGGTCGTGTAAAATAATCTAGGAGATTATCATGGCTGAATTAGTCCCAACTACCGGTAACACAGTTACTAAAGCAAACGCTGCTGTTTTTATTCCAGAAATCTGGAGTGATGAAATCATTGCCGCGTACCAAAAGAACCTGAAGATGGCTCCTCTTGTCAAGAAGCTTCCTATGTCAGGCAAAAAAGGCGACCGTATTCACGTACCTAAGCCTACTCGTGGAGCAGCTTCTGAAAAGGGTGCAGCAACTACTGTAACTATTCAGCAGACTTCTAACACTGAGTTGTTGATTGACGTTAACCGTCACTTTGAGTACTCACGTCTGATTGAAGACATTGTAGAAGTACAGGCGCTTAACAGCCTCCGTCAGTTCTACACAGAAGACGCTGGTTATGCCCTTGCACTTAAGGTCGACACTGACCTTATGAACGCTGCTACTGGTTTTGGTAACGGTACTCTTGACCTTGCTGCTCCTTCTGGTGCTGACTGGGTTAACAGCAACAGCTACTACTTTGACGCTGCTTCTGCTGGTGGTACTCCACTGACAGCCTTTGCTGCTTCAACTGTCGCTGCTGGTGATGTTTTCACTGATGCTGGCTTCCGTCAAGCTATTCAGTTGCTCGACGATGCTGATGTACCAATGGACGGACGTTGCATTATCGTTCCCCCTGTAGTACGCAACACCATCATGGGTACTGAGCGGTTCTCGTCTTCTGACTTTGTGTCAGGACAGACTGTTAACACTGGCCTTATTGGTAACTTGTATGGCGTAGATGTTTACGTTTCATCTAACTGCCCAACACTTGAGTCCAATGTACGTGGTTGCATTATGATGCAGAAAGAAGCTATCGTTCACGCAGAGCAGATGTCTGTACGTTCACAGACTCAGTACAAGCAAGAGTATCTCTCAACGCTGTACACTGCTGACACTCTGTATGGTGTTCAGGTATACCGTCCAGAAGCAGGACTGATCTTGGCTGTCCACGACGCCTAAAACCTCAGGGGGGTCTTCATGGCCCCCTTTCTTTATTTTTCTGCTATAGGAAATTTAAATGTCAAACTATACTAAAACAACAGACTTCGCTTCTAAGGATACGTTAAATCCCGGAGATCCTAATAAAATTGTTAGAGGCACTGAGTTTGACACAGAATTTAACAATATTGCCACAGCAAGCGCTACGAAAGCGGACAAAGACAATCCTAGTTTTGAAGGGAATGTTTCTGTTAACGGCAATATTACTGTCCCAGTTAACGCAACAATAGATGGTCGGGACGTGTCTGTTGACGGTACTAAGCTTGACGGCATTGAAGCTGGCGCTGACGTAACGGACACAGCTAACGTAACAGCCGCTGGTGCTGTAATGGACAGTGAGCTAACCAACATCACAGCAGTTAAGACGCTAAACCAAGTGGTTAACACAACGTCAGACGTTAACTTTAACACTGTAGACGGTCGTGATGTTTCTGTTGACGGTGCTAAGTTAGACACAGTAGAAGCCTCAGCAGACGTAACCGACACTGCTAACGTTACAGCTGCTGGCGCATTGATGGACTCTGAGCTAACTAACATCACAGCAGTTAAGACGCTGAACCAAGGCGTTGCTACTACTGATAGCCCTACCTTTGCTGGTGCAACTCTAGGCGCTGTAACTTATGCAGCGACAGACGGCACAGACGGACAGGTATTGATGACCAATGGCGCTGGCGTTGCCGCGTTTGAGGACATGCCTAGCTCTACTTACCTTGACGTTACTGACTTTGGCGCTACGGGTGACGGTACAACCGATGACACCACGTCTATCCAGAACGCAATCAACCATGCGTCTACACGTGAAATCCAGACTATCTTCTTCCCAGCTGGTCATTACAAGTACACCACGCTTCGCTTGTACCATGACCAAACTGATAACACTGCTTTCCAAGGCACTAATGTATATGTTGGTGACGGAACAACAGATGACTTTGATTTTGGCTGGTACATTGCAGATGAAGAAGACTTAACAGTAACAGTCGAAGGCGTAGAGCAAACACTTAACACTCACTATACAGTATCAGGCGTTGGTTCTGACACTGGTGGCACTGTTACGTTTACCGCAGGAAATATTCCTTCAGCACCTGTAGGTAGCACCGTCACAACACATAGCGGCAGTATCGTTGGCGGAGTAGCAACCAGAGAGTTTTCCTACAACGGCACAGTTGTGCCAGACTCTTCTAATGTTTCAGTAACAGTTGGTGGTGTTACGTCAACGGCATTTACAGTCGATATTGGAAAAAAATTAGTAGTATTTAATGTAGGTAGCGAGCCGCCGGTTGGTACTGACAACGTTGTCATCACCATTCAAAAGACAATTAACATTGCGTCTAACGGTCGTGATGGAAAATTCCAACTTCGCGGTACTGGGCGTTTAGCTATTTCGGATCTAGTAGGTCTTGATAAGAACCGTACTCGCCTTTATGGTTCTGTCCTTGAATCTACTGGTGACGGTATTATTATTGACACCGATCAAGAATTTGGCACTCCAGTTGATGCCCGTAATTTTGTAGCAAAAGACTTAACATTTCTTGCAGACAACACCGGACAGATAATTAAAGCAGAAAAGAATCCGGGGATGTCGTTTGACACCTGTTCTTTTAAGCAGTTTAACATTGCTGGTTCTGGTTTAGAAGTTCGTAACTGTTGGTTCTTTACAATGAACCAGTGTTACGTAATAGGTCAACGCTATGTTGATACAAAATACGCAGCCGGTGGTTCG